CTCAATTATCCCAAATCACTATCTCTTGTCAAGTGAATTTTGTTTTCTCTGATGGCTTTTTGTAATTTTTCTTCTTCTTCTTTTAAGATTATATATAAGAAAAAAGCCCAAATACTAGCCATAAAAACAAAAGCTCCAACCATTAAAAGCATAGAAATAATTAGGAAATTAGTCATTTAATCTTTCCAATAGCTTATCAGTTAGGTCTACAGACATTTGAACAATTTCATCTGGCTCCCATCCTGAACTAGGCCACAAAGTGGATAAAAGCCCACATAAAACCTTTCCTGCAATCATAGCCCTTAGATCCCTTTGGTTCAAGAAATCTTGATGTAACTCCTCAAATCTAGCCTCTATTTGTTCATCATAGTTCATGCCATATCCTTTGCTAATTCTTCCAATTCAGGCCTAAATCCACTTAAATCCACTTCCAACTCTATTCTTTTTTTATATCTTTTAATCATTAGCTCAACTTCTCTAAGCCTGTAAACAATCTGAATGTCTGGGCATTTTTTGTAAATAGCTTGAAGTTGCTGTTTTCTTTGTTCTAAAAGTTCAATCATTTAACCAACTCCACAGATATTAATTTTGTTTTATCAGCATTCCAAACTGCCTTAACCAAAATATTTTCTTTTATTGTCCACATTTCTATGATGTCTTCAAGTTTTATTCTGTATTCAGTATTTTCATCCCAATTTGGATAAGGAGCATCATCCCAATCTTCATGATTTCTTTTCCGTTGAATCTGAGCACCATCTGCCCAAGCATGTATTAAGTCTGCGTGTTTATGTTTCATGCTAATTCCTTGTTAAACAAATAATCAAATACTTGTTTGTTTGCTATGTAGTAACCTTTATTCCAGTGGCAATATAAAATAGGAACATTAAATTTTTCTCTCAAAATTGCTAGATCCCTTTTAAATGTTGCTTTTGAAATCTTAAGTGTGTCAATAAATACCTTTTGTGGAACAGCCATTCTGATATTTAATAATTGATTGTAAATTGGTAATCTTTTAATCATTCTTGTCCCCTTGCTTGTAAAGAGTTTGTATAAATGTCTTGTAATTGCTTTGAAAGTTTATTCGAGTGATATGCCATTAGATCCATCAACCTATCCACTGATCTTACAAAACCCGTATCCCGCCTTGTCATCTGTCTGCGCCATACCCTAATCTTCATTCTTGTCCCCTTGCTCTAATTTTGAACGCCATATTTTTTATATGCTCATCAGTAACTATGTTGTTGTAAACATAATCACACAATTTTGCGCACTCCTCACGTTCCCATTTAGATCCCTCATCAAATGCATTGGATACCAGTGCAAATATATTAGAGTCATTGATGCCCCTGTCTTTTAATCCATCTATAAATTGTTCTTTATTCATACAGCCCTCATTACTCTTTGTTGTTTGCCAGAATTACCCTTTCTAGTATCACCATTTGCCTCTATAAAGCCTTTTCTAAGCAATGGAGCATATCTAGCAGTAATTGAGCTGTATTTATGTTTTGGGAACAATTCTAAGACCTCATCAGAAATGCAACCTTTTTCTCCAAATGACTTTATTGCCTCATAAACTATGTTTTCAAGTTTTGTTGTGTCTACAGTCTTGGCTGAATCTTTAGAGGTTTTGGGGTCAGTCTTTCTAGCTAATAACTTTGCATCTGTTCCAAATGCTGGGTGACTAAAGAATTTTTTGTTAATTTCATCAAAAATAGTAAATTGCATAATTAGTTCCTTATTAAAAAAATGATTGGGAGTTTTTATGCTCCCCCAAATTAAAACCCAATATCATCCTCTTTTTCTCTTTTGTCCCAAGTTCTTTCTCTTGGAGGATTAATCCAAGCCCAACCATTCCAAGGAGGCTCACAAACAGGCAATGACTCTATCTTAAGCATGTGACCTTGAGGTGTATCAAAAATAAAACCAAGTCTATGGTATTTATTCTTTTTATTTCCCTCTTTGTCAGTATAAGAACCCACAATAGTGGTTAACTCTGAAATCATCTTAGACATTTAAACTCCTTAATTTATTTACTTTCTCTTCAACTTCTCTCAAAAACACAATCACTTCTTGTTCTAATTCAGCCAAATAAGCCTCATCCAACTCTACTCTTTTACAAAATAATTGTAAGTTTTCTGGCATTCTAGGGTCATAACTTACAAAGTCTGTCCATTTGGTTTCTGTACAACCCATTTGCCAAGTCATTTGAATGATGTATTTGCTAGGCACTTTTTGAGATAACAAAGTATCTAGGTGTGTGGCGGTATTTGGACACTTAATCTCTATGAGACCTCCATCTACCAATCCATCAGGTGATGCCCCAGACATTTCAATTTTTGGGTGAGGCACAAAACCAACTTGATTGACCATGCAGTTGTATTTGACCTCATATGCCGCCCTTGCCAATGGCTCAGTCTCAGTACCCCATTGCATAGCTGAATTACTATAAGACTCCACAGGCTTACCAGTGAGCCTTTCACAGACCAATTGAGCCATGTAGTTATCTCTTGATGTGGAATAGCCTGATTTGGTCTTGGCTACTATATCAGCAACTCTGGAAGCTGTTACCTTTCCAAGTCTGGCCTGAAACCATTCATCTGTGCCTTGTTCTATTTCCATTATTTAACCTCCAATTTTTTTTTCATTTTGTCTTTAACAGCAATTACTTTTAATTGCCATTGCTTGTCACCATCAGTTGCTGATATAGCTTGAACAAAGTTTTTCTGCAATTCAGACAAGTCTTGACTTTGAGCTATTGCCTCCAACCAATCAGCCATTTCTGATTCATTTACATTGGATTTGGGTTCTGGTTTTCTGGAAGCTAAATTGCCATCGTCATCCTCTGGAGCTATGCCACAGGCACTCATCAGGCTGTACCGCCTTGCATAAGTCAAAGCACTGCCATAGCCTTGTGGGTCTTGTTTGCTTGCTGGAACACTCAAAATGCCATTAGCCATGCTTTCACCAGACTCATGCACAAATATAGTTTCAATAGCCACACCATTTTCACTTGGATGTAGCTTTTGCATTAAAGCAATTCCATTATTGTTTAAGGCATCAATTACAGCCTCCACACAGGCTGAGAGATCTGCATAACGTGATTTAAAGTGTGGATTGGTAGAAGTCTTTAGTGCAGGGCCAAATTCCTTTTGAGCCTTTACAAATGCTGAATGAATTGTTTTCATATTGTGTTCCATATAATTAATAAAAATAAACAAAAACCTACACAAACACATCCAATAATTACAATCTTGTCATCTTTATCAAATGTGTCTTTTTCAAAGCTAGGTTCTGGGTTTTCAGGAAAGGCCTCTGATAAAGTCCTTGGAAAGTTTTTGGTTGTGGGATTAATATTCCCTTTTCTAAATTTAATTGTCATCTTCATACTCCTCTGGCTCACAGTTTGGGCAACCTGGATGATCTGGGTCTTGGCAATGTGGGTGAGCAAAATAATGTGATTCATATCTTTTTTGGTAAAAGATTTGAGCTTTTAGTTCTTGGATTTCTAAATCCTCATCTTCAAAATATCTTTTATTACACATAATTATTTCCTTAATTTAAATTTAATTTAAATATCAGTTTGCTTTCCTGATGTTTGTAATGGTACATCAAATTTGGCAAAAGTAAACATCTTGTGTAAAAATAATACACATTTTGTTGACTATTTGCAATTTATGATTAAAATACAACTATGAACACAACAATTCAATCAGATAAAGAACTTATAACAAAATTGGGAGGGTCTAGTGCTCTTGCCAAAAGACTTGGTTTAAGCAAACAAAGGGTAAATAACTGGAATACTAGGGGTATTCCCCCATCTATTAAGTTAACTTATCCCAAAATATTTTTATCTAAAAAGGTAAAAAATGTTTAGATTTTGCAAAATTTGCCAAGTTAATATTGATATGAGGGATTCTAGGGCTGTCTTTTGTTTTAAATGTAAAGATGAAAAAGGCATAAGAACTGGAGGAACTAAAGCAATTAACTTGGTTAAAAAAGCAATTAAAAATGGTATTTTGTTGCCTTTGGAGGGTTTGTTATGTGTTGATTGTGGAGCACAAGCTAAATGCTATGACCACAGAGATTACAACAAGCCTTTGGAAGTTGAGCCAGTTTGTAAAAAATGTAACAGGATTAGAGGGCCTGGAATATATTTACAATCTTGAAGTAAAATAAGTTTGAACTAGGCTAGATCTGAAGTCATGAGCAGATTGAAAAGAGTACCTCCCTCCTGCCATAGTTTCTTTTTCAGGAGGTTTGCGAGGGCATTTAATGCACTATTATCAATTTAACATTGGTGACTATCAAAGTCACACAGCCCATCTTTCAGAAATGGAGGATTTGGCTTACAGAAGACTTTTGGACTGGTATTACCTCCATGAAATCCCAATTACTCAAAATGTGGCTGAAATATCCAGACAGATCAGGATGAAAAATTATTCTGAAGCTGTTGAAAGTGTTTTGGGTGAGTTTTTTGAGTTAACAGAACTTGGTTGGATTTCATCTAGAGCTGATAAAGAAATAGCCAAAACTGGTGAAAAATCCAAAAAAGCTAGGGAATCAGCCAATAAAAGATGGCATGGTGATGCGAATGCATTGCCAACGGAATTCATTAGTAATGCTACACATAACCCATTACACATAACACATAACCCATTACACAATATTAATACTATACAGTCAGGAGCAAAGCTCCTAACCTGTCCCCATCAAGAGATTTTGAAACTTTATCAAAAGCACTTGCCCCACTTAACTCAGCCAAGAGTATGGGAGGGAGCCAGACAAACCAACCTTAGAAACAGATGGAGTCAGGCATCCCAAAAATCTGAGTTTTCTGATGGTTACACCACTTTGGAAGAGGGCTTGGCTTGGTGGGATCAGTTTTTTGCCTACATAGCCAAGGACACCAAATTGTCTTCAGGCTTTGAAAGCAATGGCAGAACTTGGAGGCCAGACCTAGTTTGGATGGTAAATGCACAAAATTTTCAAAAAATTATTGATGGGAAATATGACAAATGAGCTTTAAAAAACCAGAACCTAAACAAGAGTCTCAAGATGATGGAGCAAAATTGCTTTGTAGTGAATTTGGATGTGGTCAACCTTGGACTGTCCAGATTGAAAAGCCTAAATGTAGTTATCACCAATGGGGTAAAAAAGAAAAAGAATTTGACAAAAAAGCTTTCAAACTAGAACACCCATCTAATGATGGCAAAGATTGGGCTAGATTAATTCTTGCCAAAGATGAAAATGGCTATAAGGTCAGGAAAATATCACTTGATTTTGCCAAACAGGCTTTAAGAATAAAGGTTTAAATTATGAAATATGATTTATTTGGTGAAATTATCACAGCCCAAGCAGAATGGCAGGATATGCCTGAATTCTTTCAAGAAGATTTAACCCCACATAGGGTTATTTATGTAAGATTTAGAAATGATGAAGATGTTAAAAAGTTTGCAGAATTAATGGGACAAAACATTACTCCTAAAGCAAAAACAATTTGGTTTCCTTATGCTGAACCAAGAGCAGTTGCTCATTTGAGGTATGTTGATGAAAAATAAATATCCAATCTACATAGTTTCTAAAGGTAGAGCAGATTCAAGATTAACCAGCAAAGCATTGGAAAGAATGAATGCTGACTATTACATTGTTGTAGAAGAACAGGAATTTGATATTTATGCAAAAGTCATAGATCCAAATAAAATTTTGATACTTCCACAAAAATATTTAGATGAATATGATACCTTTGATGATTTAGGAAATACCAAAAGCAAAGGCCCAGGAGGTGCTAGAAACTTTGCATGGGAACATTCCATAGGAATAGGTGCAAAAAGGCATTGGGTTATGGATGATAATATTGAAAACTTCTGTAGATTAAACAGAAATAAAATGGTTAGATCTTATACAACCAGCATTTTTAGATGTGCAGAAGATTTTGTGGATAGATATACAAATGTCTATATTTCTGGTTTTAACTATGATTTTTTTGTTTTAGCTAAAGCCTTGCATCCCCCATTTGTAATAAACACTAGAATTTATTCTTGTTTGTTGATACAAAATGACATTCCATACAGATGGAGAGGTAGATACAATGAAGATACAGATTTATCTTTAAGAGTTTTAAAAGATGGATTTTGCACCATTCAATTTAATGCTTTTCTTCAGCAAAAGGCAACCACTCAGACTCTTAAAGGAGGAAATACTGAGGCTTTTTATGCCAAAGAGGGCACATTACCTAAATCAAAAATGCTTGCTGATATGCATCCTGATGTAGCAAAAGTAGTTTGGAAATTTAACAGATGGCATCATGAAGTTAATTATAGAAAGTTTAAAGCCAATCAACTTATAAAGAAAGAGGGATTAGTAGTTAAACCTGGTATTAACAATTATGGGATGGTACTTGTATGATTAAAACAATTTGGCAACCAGTAAAACCTTGGGATGTTCCTATTAAACAATTAGAAAGGGCTAAATTTCCCAAAAAAGAAGATGAGTACAAAAGAAAAAGAAATGACCAAAACAAACTCAGAAAATGGATATTCAATCTTTAATTGGGATGCTGAATATGCAAGCATAGTAAAGTTTTATGCTCAACTTGCACTAGCTCCTGGTTGGATTGCATACACCAGAGACTTGGTCAAACAAAAACAGCAAACTGAGCCTTTATTTAAAAATTTAGGCAAAGATGTGGCTGAAAAAATTAAGGAATTAAAAGATGAGAAGAGCAAGTAGAAGAGATGAAAATGAAAAAGATATTGTGGAGGCACTAAGAAATATGGGAGCCACTGTTTACTATCTTGATGAACCTTGTGATCTTCTTGTAGGCTACAGAAATCAAACCATTTTGATGGAAGTTAAAAGTTTAAATACCTCTTATGGGAAAAAAGGATTTAATGCAAATCAAAAACATTTTGCTGAAAACTGGAAAGGAGGGCCATTTTGCCTTGTTGATAGCATTGAATCTGCACTCAGAATGCTAAAAATTATGATTAACTAACATGCAATACAAATTAATTAATACAGAGCAAGGCACAGCTCTAATAAAAAATCTATGGCCTAAAATGAAAACAGCACTGGAATTAGGGAAAACCCTAGTTATAACAGTTGAGGAGGAAAATAGAACACATGACCAAAATTCTAAATTTCATGCCATTATTGCTCAAATAGCAAAAGAAACTCAGCATTTTGGAGCCAAGTGGGATACAGAATCTTGGAAGAGGTTTTTAATAGACCAATTTGCCACAGAAACAGGCCTACATGCTTCCAAAATAGTTCCATCCTTAGATGGGCATAGGCTTGTGCAATTAGGCCTCCAAAGTCGTAAATTCACCAAAGATCAAGCAAGCCAATTTGTGGATTGGCTCCAAGCATGGTGTGCTGAAAAAGGAATTGAGCTTGAAAGCACATCCTAAAAGGCAATATGTTAGAAGTCCAAAGCTACTAAACAATATTAGATATTTACATTGCCATGCTTGTGGTGCTGATGATGAAACAGTAGTGGGTGCTCACTCCAATAGTTCAGCGCATGGGAAAGGCAGGAGCATTAAGTCTGATGATAATATGATAGCGGCCCTGTGTTGGGACTGCCATCACACCTTAGACCAAGGCCATTATTTGAGCAAAGAAGAGAAAGAACAGTTCTGGATGGATGCACACCTTAGAACTGTTTTTAGCCTCATTAAGGCTGATTTATGGCCCCCAGAAGTGCCAATTCCTCAGTCTTATTTGGATTATCAGAATAAACTAAATTAGCTTTTTTCTGGATGGGCTTTTTCCATAGGCATGTGCTCATGCTTTTTGAGCTTGTCTTCTAGTCTGTGTAGCTCATGCTCAGTTTTCTTTTCGTGTTCCCTTAAAACCACATAGTGGCTTTTGGGTGATTTGTATTCTTTGCCAGTAATTTTGAAGTTTGTTGCCATTTCTATCCCCTTAAAACTTGTAATGCTTGCTCATATCTAGCTTGCCTATTTTCTAAACCTATTGTCCCACCATTGATCTTTTTTGTCATTCCTACAAAATCCCCTGAATCAGCATATTTGTTTAAATTATGTTTTTCCCAGAACCACCCTGCAGTAGCCATTGCCCCCTCCACAGTTCCAACTGCATCAGGATTGCTCACAAAATCAATCTGTAAGTCATTGCTTACAGCCTCATAATTATTCTTTCCTGTGAGCTGTAAAAACCCTCTACCCCTATAAAGCCAACCCTCTTGGGATTCTTCATCCCCATTACCCATCCTATTGGCATAAGCTTTGGATGCTATTTTTTCAGGATTATG